AGATTACAGACTTAAATTTTTCGCTTGTCTTACCTGTCTTCTCGTCTCTAACGATGCCATCTTTAATTTTTTCTTTCTTTACATTTATTAAATGCGCTGTTAATCTTTTCATAATATATCTTAATTTTAATTGTGTTAAAAATAAAAGGCTCTTGGTTGGTTAAATAAATCGAATCTAATAGTGAGGATTTTTAACTCTTAACATTCTGCACCACGGGAAGGTGGCCTTTTTTCACAGAACAAGGAAAACCAGAGGGGAGTGTTTTGGGTTCGTTTGATGCCGGTCTTAAACCTACTACCTCAACTCTCGTGGATTCCTATTTCTTATAATACTTTGATTACATCAGACTTCTTAACTTCAACTACTTCAAATTCTACTGATGAGTTTGCAAAGTCTGCGTTGACTTTTACTTCTGCATCTGTAACTGATACTGCTGAAACTAAATAAGCTTCCTTCTTCCACGTAACTTTGTTACCATTATCTGTTGCGACTTTTACTCTTGCTAAATAATACATATCCATAACTTTTCTCCTTATTGTTTTATATATAACTTTCTATTTCTAATATACATAACACCAGTTGGTGCTTCGTTTAATTTTCTACCTGTCAAATCATATATGATACCATCATCAATGTTGTTTCTCCACATACAACAGCTACATCCAAATTGGCATACTTCGCTTATTGCAGTTGGATTACCCATCATCATAACCATCCACCCATTTGGTCCGAATACCAATGAATCACATTGCATACAAGTATAAGTCATTGTATCGATAGTCATATCAGTTGTTAGACAAACTTTAATTGTATCGGTTGTCATAAACTGCTGGAAGTATACTGTTGTTCCTGTATCTCCATAACATAAATTGTCATCACATACTGTCCATGAATAATTTGATACTACACACGGAAAGTTAACCGGACATGTTCCATTGACCCAAGCTTCTAATTGTAATAAATTAGTGTTTGCAGTTGATGTAATTGCATATTCAACTGAATCACATGGGTTGATTTGTGCTTGTGTTTGTAGTCCAAGCGATACTAATAATACTACTAAAATTCTTTTCATTTTATTCTCCTTATTTTAATATAATAACAATAACTATGCGGTGGGGTTCGAACCCACAGTTTTTCAAGTACCAGTTGGTTGGCTAAAAACTTAAAAAAAGCCATTATGTTCATGCACTCTTTATGAACATTGAGTCGGCGTTACCGCTTCGGTTACCTTCCGTAGAAGGGTGTCTTCCAGAACCTAATCATCCTTTTGGGATTTTCGATTACTTCCACCACGCATAGCATTGTTATTATCCTATTGGCACATCATCATCACCGATTTCGATATCATCGATACCAATGTTATCGGTTTTATATGACATAACCATTGTTTCACAAATTTTATTATAAATACTTTCTTTTCTTTCTGGATTTGAAAGTACCTTTGTTTCAAAATCTTTAGACAAGAATTTAATATCCTCGCCAGTAATATCACAAGTATAAGTATACCAACTTCCACCTTGTTGTAATAATTTATAGTCTTTCATTACTTGCAACCAACTTCCTGTATCATCGATTCCTGATTCGAAAAAGATGTTGAATTCTGCTTGTCGCAATGGAGGACCCATTCTATTTTTTACAACTATTGCTTTTGTTTTAATACCTATTGTTTGTTCTTTACCCTGAACCTTTGCTTTAATCTGACCTGCTGCTTTTAATCTTAATCTACAACTTGCATGAAATTGAATAGCTTTACCCCCAGAAGTAGTCCACGGATCTCCAAACATAACTCCAAGCTTTTGTCGTAACTGATTAGTAAAAAATAAAGCTACTCTTTCTCTACCAATTAGTTGAGTAATTTTTCTCATACCTTTTGATAAAACGATTGCCTTTGATGTTGCCCAACCTTCTTTGTCATAATCCTGAGCCTGTTCAACTTTAGTAGTTGCTGCCGCAACAGAATCTACTGCAATTGATACAAGTCTATTTTTATCACTTTCTTTAACTTTAAGAATTATATTTTCAATTACTTCAAAAATATCTTCTACAGTTTCAAGTTGAATATAAAGCATTTTTGTCATATCCATACCTATTGCCGTTAAGAATTCTTCATTCATAGCATTTTCAGTATCGATATACACAGCCAATCCTCCTGCTTTTTGAGTATTTGCAAGTAAGTGAGCAGCTAATAGTGATTTACCGGAGGCTTCCATTCCAGTAATTTCTGTAATTCTACCTACAGGTAAACCACCATTTGGCCTATTAGAAATAGCAAGGTCAAGAATAGATGAACCTGTACTTATCCATTCAGTCAAATCGGTTGGTGTATCTTCCGCACCATCAAGAAAGTATGCTACTTTCATTCCCTTAAACTGCTTGTTTAGTGAGTCAGCTAAAACGCTGGCCAATTCATCTCTTTTAGTTTTCTTTGCCTTTGCCATATTATTTCTCCTTACTCGTTAAATAAATCATCAAATGCAGTTTCAATACTTTCAGTTGATTTTACGCCTGTTGCAGCTGCTGTTGCAACTGGAGCTTTTTCAGTTTCAGTATTTGAATCTGGGTCTAACCATTCACCTAGTACTGCCTTTAAGTTATCGTATGATTGTTTTTTGAAAATTTCAAAAATATCTTTCTGACCACTTACAATTTTTTCAGCTACGTTTTTATCTTCAGTAGCTGCTGATTGATTTGGCTTTACACGGATTGCTGTTTTAGGATAGTTTCCTACTCCTTCTGCTGGAGTGAATTCTACTGAAATATCTCTACCAGCCTGTACATCTGTGATATCACCATAGTCTGGATCTGCGATAAATCCTAGTAATTCAGTATATACTTGTTTACCGAATCCCCAAAGTTTAACGCCTTCCGATTCTTTACCTCTAACGATAACTGGAGCGTAAACTCTCATCTTAGGTGTTAATTTTTTCGCTAAATTAAAATCATCTGATTTACCTGTTGCTCTTAATTTTTGAGCGAATTCTTCTACAGGATCTGGATCACCATACGTTACTGGTGATAAGTAATTTTTCTTACCTAAATCATAATGAAAGTACATCTCGATAAACGGATTGTCTTTATTAAATTGATAAGGTACGATTCTTACTTGGTTTTTACCTGGTTCAGGTTTCCATAAATTATCTTGTCTACCTGTTTGTGTTTGTAAGTTATTTAACTTACGTCTGATTGCATCTAAATCTATTGCCATCTTTTTCTCCTTTTAATTATTATTTATTATTTTTAATTTCTTGCACTTCTTTTCTTAGGTCTTGTGCCTGACCTTTAATTTCTTGCATTGCTTTTCTAATTCTAGTTCCAGCTGACATGTTTCCATTGTTAAATTTGTCTACATCTGTCTGGATATTTTCTAAAATCGTTTGCAATTCTTGAATTGATACTGCCATCGTTTTTTCTCCTGTTTTTAATTATTACTATAATATAACAAAAATTTCTTAATCTAAAAAACTTTTGTTAAACTTTTTTTGCGATACCAATCTGGCTTCATCGCTATTTTTTCTGCCAGACGTTTTCTTATAATTTTCTGGTCCTCTAAAGTAGGCATCCAGTCATTATATAATTCTAATGGAAAAACATCTTTAGGAAATTTTCTATTTGGGTCAGGGCTAAATCCCCTAGACTTCATTTCCTCTACAAGGTCGTCATATCGTTTATTTAGATATAAACCTTTATCATAGAAAAAGTACACATGACCTGTATTAAGGGTGTAATTTTTACTAATTCGCTCTTTTTTGAATCCAGCTTTACTTTTAAGAGTTCTACTTAATGCAGCAGGAACCATAGTAATTTCTCTATATTCTGCTATTAAATGCTGGTCTGTTAATTCAGATGGTGATATGATGTTTATTCTTGTCATGATACTTTCCAAAATAATTGTACGCAAATTATACCTGTTGCTAATATTAGCGATGTTAAAGTTTTTAAGTTAATACCTTCTCCCATCATCCACCAAGTTATTATTGCGTATGATGATATTCCCAATGCAAACCCTATAAATCTACCTGGCCATAACATACCATCAAAATGTTCTACGCAGTATTTTGTTCCATATATAAATGTATATGAAATTATACTACCAAATACTATTGCTAAAATGTGAGGATTTTTATCGAACCAAGTCCACTTGAACTGTCCGTTTAATTGAAACCATATTAAGATGTGACCCGTCAAGAACAACATCATAGAAAGTGCTAATTTGCTCATTTGTTAATTTGCTTTTATTATTAAGTATTTTTTATTTATATATAAATATAACAAAACTTACCGAGATATAAAAATTTTATCGGGTTTATTTTTTATATTTGCTATTTATTTTATTAAATTTTTTATTTATATCGTTATTGTCTAGACAATTAAAGTATTGTTTTTTAGTAACTCTTTGATTTTCTCTTGAATTATTTAATAAAAGTTCATTTACATTTATTTCTGAAAAATTAGAAAGCTCATTTATTGAATTTGATATGTTTTCTGTATTTAATATTAAAAGTTTTTCCTTTGGTATTAAATCTTTTATTTTTTTTATAGAGCTATAATAATATTGTAGAGAATCTTCAATTAAATTAGTATTTAATAATATTGTTGTAAAATGTTTATCTATTCCTAGTGGTAAACCTTTCTTTGATGCTTCTAAACTGAATAATATATCTCCATCTGTACGGATATCAAAATATTTTCGTCTGTAGGTTTGAGAAAATATATTATATAATCTATATATCATATTTATATCTGATATAAACCAAGACCTTGCTTCTCTTATTGTAAAAATAAATTTTGCATTTGGGAACTTTTCTAATATTATATCTGCAAAGTAATGATTGTAGCTTGAAGAATCAACGAATGCTGAATTTCTATTTTCTTCTCTATTATTTATATATTGTACAAACTCATTTCTAGAAATAATATTGTTTTTCCAATTATATATTTTGCTTATTGTGTTTTCAAATTCAAATTCGTGTACTGAATTATAGTTTTTGAATATCCCAGCAATAGACGTCGTTCCTGTCTTTTCTATTCCTAGATTGTATATTTTCATGAACCTATTTTTTTATTTTTATATGTACGACTTCTTTGATAGATGTATCAATTCTTCTCAAACCTTCGTCGTTTGTAACCAATATGCTGTTTCTATAATTTTCCCAATTTAATTGGAACGTAGTATCTAATACTCCATTATTACAAGTTTTAATACATTCGTTTAATGCGTTGATAGTATATAAAGTATTTGTTTGTTTCTTTCTATGCAATGAGATTGTATCTGTAAGTATTTCAACTTTATTTGATGCGTCTATATTATATGTACACATAAGTTCAGATTTATTTTCTTCATTATTTAATACAAAAATCTTATTATAAAGTATATCGTATGCTTGTATAATTTTATCTACTGTTTTTGTAAGTAGCTTTGTTTTTGTAAATGTACATAATAATTGAGTTTTCATTAGTTTGATGTCTCCGCCATTTCTACTTGTAAATCTTTTCCATACTGGCCTGCAACTTTTGAAATTGAACCACCTGTTCTATGAGTATCAGTTCCTATATGTACTTTTTTC